GTTGCTGGCAAGGCTAAGTTCAGCACGATGGCAGTCACTCTGTACGACCCAATCGCACCCTCTGGTGCCCAGCAGGTCATGGAGTGGATCCGCACTCACTACGAGTCAGTCTCTGGCCGCGCAGGCTACGCTGACTTCTACAAGAGAGACATCCAGCTGAAGATGCTTGATCCCGTTGGAACTGTGGTCGAACTTTGGGACATCAAGGGCGCCCAGATCAACACCGCGCAGTTCAACGACCTTGACTACTCCGGTGAAGAGGCGATGGAAATTGCTCTCACGCTGCAGTTCGATAACTGCGTACTACAGTACTGATCATATTGATCGAACTTCTTGCCCCGCGAAAGCGGGGCAAGCTGTTTTACAATGATGCGTCTGTGGGTGATAATCCTCTGTAAGAATCTACGGAGGCTTCTTGTCTGATAGGAATGATCGTAACCAGGTATTTTCGGGCGGTAATCCGAGCCCTGGTATCCCCACGAGAGACGTGATGAAGGATGATTTCGGCTTCGAGGTCCCAGTTGAGTCCATCCCGCTGCCATCGCGCGGTGCAGTTTATCCTCCGACGTCTCCTCTCCACCAGCAGGAGACGGTCGACGTCAGGGCAATGACGGCAAGGGAAGAGGACATTCTCACTTCGAGAGCTCTCATCAAGAAGGGAACAGTCATCACTGAGCTCATCAAGTCTTGTCTCATCGACAAGAGGATCGAGGTTTCGAGCATGATATCTGGCGACAGGAACGCCCTGATGGTCGGACTCAGAGTCACGGGCTATGGCTCAGACTACAACGTCGAGGTAGAGTGCCCAGAGTGCTCTGAGAAGTCGAAGCAGACCTTCAACCTGTCAGAGCTCGCCATCAAGCCCCTCGAGATCCAGCCCGCAGAGCCAGGTACCAACCTGTTCGAGTTTCATCTCCCTGTCACCAAGAAGAATGTCCGCTTCAAGTTCCTGACAGGAGCAGATGAAGAGGAGATCATGGTCATCCAGGAGAGGAAGAAGAAGGCGGGAGCGATCGCTGACAACCTCGTCACAACGAGAATGCAGTACGCCATCCAGATGGTGGAAGGAAAGACTGATAAGGCACTGATCTCAAACTTCGTGAGAAACATGCCCGCCAAGGACTCTCTGATGCTCAGGAACTTCATCGACAAGAATGAGCCTGGAATCGACATGAAGGCGTACATGGACTGTCCCTCATGCTCTGAAAGCTCGGAGGTGCGAATCCCGTTGGGCGCCGCCTTCTTTTGGCCTGACGCCGGGTGATAAAGAGATCTATCTCGAGCACACGTTCCTCCTCATGTACTACATGGGGATGAGCTACTGGGAAGCCTATAACGTCCCAGTGCAGTATCGGATCTGGTTCATCGGAAGAATACAGAAAGAGCTGCAGCGCTCGAATGAGAGGGGCGACGGCAATTCGAGAGCGCTGCAGCATAACACGCCAGATGTGAGAGCGATGCAGGGAAGAATGAGAGAAAACGTACCGTCAAAGCTACGCAGATTTTCATGAATGCGTGAAGTGAATAGATATACGACATGGAACCAAGCCTCAAGAAGTCTATTCTCGAATACATTCTCGGAAACAGAAAGAAGCTTGAGATCACGGGGTCTCCCCAGCTCATTGCTACTCTCTACGAAGCGATAGAGTCATCTCGTTCTCTTCTCAGCAATCTCAGACGCGGTGTTGATTACAAGACCCTGCGTGAATCTCTTGAACGGAGACAAAAGGCTGCAGATCGCTATAAGAAGGTGACTGGCGAGGACTGGGACATTTGAGTACTCTCGCTTCATCATAGATAAAGTGAGAGGAAAGGAATGGCCGCTGACGCAGACAATCTCAGAATACAGCAGCAGATCAATGCTGCGATAGCTGAGCGTGGTAGACTTCTCTCTGCACAGACTTCCCTGATATCTGATCAGGTTGAGCTTGCAGTGAGCTTCTGCAAGGCCATGAAGTGTGAGGGGATCGATGAGGTCACTGAGAGGATCTCTGAGATTCGAGCTGGCCTCGAATCAGCCTCCCGAGGCGCCAGCGAGATGGAGGACAGGCTCGGAGGTGCAACTGCGGGCCTGGGTCGCGCGGCTGGCGGCGCCGGAGATCTCGCAGACGCGATAGACGACGCTGAGAGAGCAACAGTTAGGCATGGTAAGACGACAGCGAAGGTGAACGCTTCAACTCTCTCTTGGTGGGAGAGGATAAAGGACTCGGTCAGTGGGCTGAGCGCTGTGATCGCTTCAGTCTATCGTACCGCATCTGGCATGTTCGAAGCCCTCTACGGCGTTTACAATGCCCTACAAGACGTCATGTGGAAGGCGGCTGACGCTTCGAACCAGCCGAACTTCGCCATGGAAGAGGCTCTCGAGCAGGTTCGCAAGGAATACGGCGCCCTGACTGAGGGGACTGCTAAGCAGATAGTAGACTCGCAGAAGCAGGTCTCTGCAGCTCTCTCAACGGCGGGTCTCTCCATAGCGAAAGTTTACGGTAAGGGAGAAGAGGGAAGAGCCAAGATGCTCTTGGACACTCTCGAGCTCTCCAAGAGCCTCGGCCCCGTGATGGACCAGCTGGGTGACAAGTTTAGCAAGGTAGCTGGTGCACTCGTCGTCTTCCAGAAAGAGCTTGGCCTATCTGGCGAAGAGATGAAGGGCGTCGCAATGACGGCGATCGCGATGGGACAAGAGATCGACGAGGTCCTGGCAGAGACTGCAAAGATAGCTGACGCGATGGTGGAAAAGTTCGGAGGCAGCTCGAAGATGTACGCGAAGGACATCGCGTACATGAAGGCGCAGTCTGCGAGCTTCGGAAAGATGACGACTGCGCAGATGGCCGCAGCATCAGTCTCAGTCAGGAAGTACGGTCTCGAGCTCAAGGACGTTCTTGGAATCACCAAGGGCTTTGAAGACTTTGAGAGCGCCGCCGAGAAGTCTGCCCAGCTCGCGCAGATGTTCGGCGCGTACGTTGATCCCATCAAGATGATGAAGGAAGAGGATCCAGCCAAGCAGTTTGACATGCTTCGAAAGTCGATGCTCCAAGCCGGTCAGAGCGTCGAGACGATGAACAAGGCGCAGATCAAGGCGCTTGCGACGCAGACGGGCATGGATGAGAACATGGTCCGCCTCGCATTCTCATCTAAGAACGCTGGAAAGTCCCTCGGAGACATCCAGAAGGAGTCAGAGAAGGCTGGCAAGAAGCAGATGTCGCAGGAAGAGATTCTCCAGAAGATGGGTGACAACATCGAGAGAATTTACGAGGCGATGTCGAATCCCCCGAGCATGGACACGGGCCTCTTCGGCGCCCTGAAGCAGGGATTCTTTAAGGGAATCCAGCAGACGAAGGTCTGGAGAGACACTCTGGCGGACATGAGAGAGGCCTTCTGGACTGTCTATAACGCAGCGTACAAGTTCGGTCAGTTCTTCGTGAATGAGGTCCCGGGCGTAAGCGACATCATCTCACACTTCGGCGAGTCTGCCAAGGCCAGCGCCAAGATGATCGTCGACATGCTCGACCTCGTCACGATGTACTTCACGATGCTGAAGACGGACCCGGTCAAGGCGATCAAGACACTTGAAAAAGTTCTGTTCGACACTATTGACAACATGTTCAAGCCCGGGGGGAGCAAGAGCGGAATGTCGCGCCTGCTGAAGGGAGCAGGAGAATTCGCGAAAGCTCTCGCTCCTCTCGTGGGTGTAGTTCTCAAGGGAATAGGAAAGCTACTCGCCAAGGGTCTTGAGCAGATAACCGCCTTCATCCTCAAGCCGCCGAAGATGGGCGGATCAGGCGTCAACAGCTTTGTAAGCGCCATCGTGGACCCGCTGTGGGACGGCCTGAAAGTCGCTATCTCGCTGATAGGGCCTGCTCTCTGGGAGCTCCTGAAGGCTGTGGTTCTCGTTCTGGGTCCCAAGCTCTGGACAGCCATGAAACAGGCATTCTCCAACGCGTGGGACTTCCTGAAGGACTTCGCTAAGCAGAGCTATCCAAAGGTGGTAGCTGCCATCAAAGACACTTTGAAACTTGCTGTCGACAGCATTGGGAAAGCCATCTCAGGGTTTGCTAGCAAGCTTCAAGGGAAAATTTCCAGCACCATACCCAACGCTCTTAAGAGCGGTTTCCTAAACGTTCAAGCCAGCGGTAGTTACGAGACTGAGATGAAGGAGGGATTCTTCAAGCTCTTCAACAAAGTCTTCACATCGACCGTCGTCACGAATTCATTCGTCAAGGCTTTCCCAAAGGTCGCGGGGAAGCTCGGAATGTCTGCCGTGAAAATCGGAGCAAGCCTCTCGAACCCTGTCTCCTGGGCTCTTAGCGCAGCGATTGAAGCATCAGACATCGACGTCAAGTATGGAAAGGCTCTAGAGAAGAAGCTAGAGAGCGGAGAAATTAAGACTCGTGGTGCCGCCGCCGGAGGCAAAATCGCTGGAACGATACTGGAGACCTTCACTCTCGGCTTGATGCCTGATTCTTGGACTGAAAAGGCTGTGCAATTCGTAGTATGGGCGTCCGACAGTATACTGTCGGCTATCAGGAAGATCTCTCCCTCGCTAGAAAGAGCCCTGTCTAAAGAGCTGGAGGGCATCTTTGGCACTTTCGCAGGAGTCGGTGATATCATCTACGGGCTGCTAGCTGTCATAACAGGAGATTTCAGCGAAGGCTTTAGCCAGATGGGCCAGGGTCTTACCAAGGTCATCAAATCACTCGCAACAATGATAGTGGCAAGAATTGATTTGATTCTCGGCGCCGTCCCTGAGATTCTCACAAAAGTTCTTGACTTCTTCAAGGACATCCCCTTCTACTTGGCTGCGGGAATCGGTCTGGCTCTAAAGTTTGTGTTCTATCAACTACCAAAATTTCTGTGGAGCGTTGTAAAGAGCATACCGGGCCTCGTCGCGGCGGCAGGCAAGATGATTCTCAAGGCTCTAAAGGCAATCGTTAAATTCTTCTCTGACCAAGACTTCAGAAGAGAAGTGTTCATATCTGCATCGGGAATCTTCGATGGAACTTTCGAGGGAATAACCTCTGCGTGGAAGGGGCTCGCAGACAAGTTCTTAGAGATCTTCAGAGAAATTGTTCCGAATGCACTTACTGGGTTAGTTTACGCATTCACGGGCGAATCGAGGGAAGCTTCTCGTAAGATAGTCGATGATATGCTGGGGAGCATCAAGAAGTGGTTCGCCGATAAGATCACAGCCGTCTGGAGCTTCATCACTGGCCTCTTCACGAAGGCAATGGGCAAAATTGACGAGATCAAGGCTTCTGCCAAGAAGATGGGAGTCGCCATGTGGGAGGGTGTCAAGGAGGGAGTCTCAGGCATCTTGCAGACAGGTAAGGACGTCGCCAAGGGTTTCCTGCAAACTATCGGAGCCGGCTGGCTGATCCGCTCTCCCTCCAAGGCGACAGAGAAGATGGGCGAGCAGATCACTGCGGGTCTCGAAAAGGGTCTCGAGGAAATGCCGGACGTGGGAACTGAAGCTGGCCAGCAGGCGGTCGAGGCGATGAATAAGGGTCTCAACACCGTCGATCCCGCCGCGATGGCGAAGGCCACGCAGTCGCTTCAGGCTTTCAAGGACATCGCGAACGCCGTGGGTGGCATAGGTGACACGAAGGGCATCGATGCCATCACGAACCTCATCTCCTCCCTCGGAAGCATGTTCTCCAACATACCGGTGGGCTCTGAGGAGGACGTGGCTAGGGCCCCCGCCGCCGTGGCAGCGATAGTCGGCGGCATAGACAGTCTTCTCGAGAAGGTCGGCGGCAGGCTGAAGACGATAGTCCCACAGCTGAAGGAAGCCTTCGGGACTCTGAGCCAGTCTGACATAGACATGCTGGCCCCGAGAGTCGAGGCAGTCGGCGGAATGCTGGACGTCGTCTCCAAGTTCGCTGACGCTACGAAGGAGTACCAGCCGACGGCAGAGCAGATAAAGACGCTGCAGGATGCCGCGGCAAATCCGAATGGCATCATCCCTGATGGCTTCGCGGAGGCAATTAGCAAGTTCGGAGAGTTCCTCAACACGCCCGGGAAGGGAGCCCAAAAACTGATCGCTGACCTCACGGCTCTGAAGTTTGACCCCGCGATCATCGATCAGTCAGTCAAGTTCCTCGACGATTCTCTCGGGTTGGTCACCAAGTTCGGTGAGGTTGTGAAGGATCTAGAGGCAACAAAATCAGGAGTCGCCTACGATGCCACGTGGATCGGGCAGTCGTTCACCAATCTTTCTACGGAGACAGGAAAGCTCAATCCCGCCAACCTCGAAAAGTCGCTCGCGACTCTTGACAAGCTCGGTAAGGTCGTCGAGAAGTTCAAGACGAGGTACAGTGAGGGCGTCGCAGAGTACCTCGACGCTGCTGTGAAGGACATGAAGGAGCTCGACAAGGTGCTGTCGAAGATAGAGATTAACGATTTGCAGACTACGGTCAACAATCTCAATGGAGCTCTCACTGTCACGAGGCATAACTTTGAGTTTGAGCACAAGCCCGTCCAGGTCACGATCAACATGCAGGTGACATTCAACGCTCAGACGTTCACGAGAGACATCTTCACAGTCGCCGCTGACATCGTCAAGAAGGATCAACTCGGTAGCATCCAGGACCTTGCAGTTCCGAGTCCCACGACAGTTGCGGCCGCGCAAAGGTAGAAAATGGAAACTAAGAAAATCAAGAACCAGCTGCTCAATGACAAAGCGTTTCAAGCGATGTACTCTGCGGTCAAGCAGGAGGACAGAGCGCAGCTCGACGCGATGATAGACAGCATTTGCAACCTTGCTGAGAACGCTGCCCTTGGTTTCTCTACGAAGATGCGCAATTCCGAGATATCTGACAGCGAGGTCGCTTCAGCAATCAATGACAACTCCGGGAGGAAGTGATGCCAAAGGGTGTCGGTCCAGAAGAGTACATAGTCGATCCGACAACTGGCGACATCAAGGTTCCTGCGAAGAGGACACTCGCAGACTACCTGTCAAAGCGCACTAAGGGCGGGTCTGAGACATTCTCTCCAAGCCAGCAGGGCGGCGGAGAATACACATACGCACCTCCGAGGTCCAACGCTTACCCGATAACCTCAACTTCGGACCCCAGCGAGATCGGTGCTGATGCTTCTTACGTCTCTCCGACGTCATCACAAGATGTCTTTGTTGAGCGCCCAGACATGCAGCCATCACAGGGAAGCCCAATTCTTGCGGGAATGGTATCTCTGAGCCCGTCATCCAGGGAGCCCTCAACGAACGCCTCAACTGGACACACGCTTCTAGTAGACGTCGCTGGAGAGAATCCTGACGCGAAGAGTGAGGTCTATGACGGGAAGGACGGAGTTTTCTCTAACAATGACTACACTCCGGCAGCGCTGTACGCAAGCGGTTCAAGTGATTCTCCTTACGACAACTTCATTGCTGTCGACGGAACCGGAAGAGGGTACACTGGAGACAACAACGTTAGTTTGATCAGCGACTCAACAGTCGAGAAGGCTGGAGACTACCTCTCCAGCATAACCAGCGGGAAAAACCCAGTTCCACTCGTCGATTCCGCGCAGGCCGGCGGAATCTATCGCAATACATCTCCCAGAGCGAACGAGTTTCCAATCGCTGGTGGCAGCACGACTATCAGGGCTGACTCTACGACAGTCTCTCCCCACGCAGATGAGTCGACCCAGTCAGTCTACGCAGATGCCTCATCGATGGTTGGCTTGAAGGGCAACCCTGTCCTCACGGGGATGGTTTCCTTGGAACCGTCATCTAGGGAGCCCTCAACGAACGCCGCCAGCGGTCATAGTCTTCTCGAAAGCGTTGCTGAGGAGGGTTCGTCAGCAAAGGCTGAGGTCTATGACGGGTCAGACGGTGCCTTCTCTGGAAATGTCTACAAGCCCGGAGAAGAGTTCGGTAGCGGCCTGAGCTCATCTCCCTACGACTCCTTCGTTCCTGTCGATGGAGCTGGAGCAGGTTACACTGGCGACAATAGCGTCGACTATAGGGATCCCACAGTCGTTGAGAGCGCGGGAACCTACGCTTCTAACGTCACTAGAGGAGAAAGCGCCACCCCCCTCGTCGATTCCACACAGGCGGGTGGTCTCTATCGCAACAATAGCCCAAGGTCTAACAAGTACCCGGTGGCCGCGGGCAGCGCTGAGATTGGGGCAGACGCGACATCCCACTCCCCCTCAGAGGATGGACAGACAGTCTTTGCCGACGCGACGACGCTGGCCAACGATCAGGGTAATTCATTCATAGCTGGTCTCGTGAGTCGAGCTCCATCATCACGAGAGGCGACGACTCCGGGCGCGGCCGACGGCAACGAGATCCTCCAAAGGGTCTCCACCGACGGTGATGATGCGAACGCATCACTCTACTCTGCGGATGACGGAGCATTCGGGAAAAACGCGTACAAACCCGGCTCAGAATACGGTAACGGTGACAGCGGCGATTCTTCCTATGATTCTGCTCCCACGCCGAATCGCATGGGAGCGGGCTATACTCCCGGTAATAACAGCGTCAATCTAAAGTCTAGTGCGAATCTCACGACCCTTGGGACGTACCTCTCACAGAGAACCAGGGGCGTCGACCCCGACTCGCCCGTCGAGGCGCGCCCGACGGGTGGTCTCTATAGTAATAACAGCACGCGGTCTA